AATGAACTGTTTAGTTGTTTTATTTTTACCTGAACATGATGGACAACCACGAGGTTTATTATTTCTAATATGACTAACTGGTGTTTGTTCAAAAATTCCATGAATAGGACAGATGATTTTTATTTTAATATTTGATTTAATGTAATTAACTAATGAATAATTATATTTGTTATTGTGAACAATTTTTGCTTTTATTATAAATGTAGTTGTATCGTATTTCATCATATGAAGTATTTATTATAAAAACAATAAAGATATAAAAAATGACAACATTTAGAAGTTATTTCAAAAAAAATGGAACTTTGATTAGTTCTAACTTAACTAATAATTCTCAGAACCCCGTTACTGAGATATCATATGGTTCATTACAACAAAGAGTCACTCGATTTATATTTGATGTCGATTTAAACAATTTAATTAAAAAATTAAATACTGGTCAAATTATTCCTAATAGTGGAATGAGACACATATTACATCTAACAAACACAATTAGTTATGCACAACAATATTTGGGGAAAAAATCGTATAGTGATACAATTGAAAGAGCAAGTAGTTTTAATTTAGATATTTTTAATATTAATGAAGATTGGGATGAAGGTTCAGGTTATGATTTTATTTATGATAATATATCATTCCCAACTAATGTTACTCAAGCATCAAACTGGAAATATAGAAAAACTGATACTGAATGGATAAGTGGTGGTTCATACCAAAGTGGAATGACACAAATTATTGGTACAGAAAGATTTGAAAATGGTAGTGAAAATTTAAATATTGATATTACAGATTATATTAATCAAAGGCTCGGTTTTACTGGTGTGACAGGATATTCAGGAGATTCATACGGTCTTGGAATTAAATTTCAAGATAATTTAGAAGATGAAATAACAACATTTACTCAAGCAGTAGCATTTCACGCAAAGAATACTAACACATGGTATGAACCATATATCGAAACTATTGTTGATGATACAATTACTGATGACCGTAATTATTTTTATCTTGATAAAGATAATGAATTATATCTTTATGTTAATGTTGGTGGAATTGAACAAGACATTATTGTTAATAGTGTGAATATTTATGACCATGAAGATAATATTATTGAGATATTAACTGGTGATTCAATAGTTAATACAACTAAAGGAATATATAAAATATTATTAAATATCGATTCTGAATTTTATCCTGATGCAGTATTATTTAGAGACGAATGGAATGTAACTATTAATGGTAGAGATACACAACATAATGATGAATTCTACTTAATATCAGAAAAAAAATATTACACATTTGACCAATCAAATGAAATTGATTTTAATAATTATTTTTTCTATTTCTGGGGAATATCTGAAAAAGAGAACATTACTGCTGGAAATGTAAGAAAAGTAAAATTAACAATAAAAGAATTGTATTCAAATCAAAATAATTTCTTACCTTTGGATATTGAATACAGAATATTTACAACTGCTGGTAGTAAATATGAAACCGATGTCATACCTTTTACAAAAGTAAATAGAACTAGTTCTGGGTATGAATTTAATATTGACACATCTTGGTTAATTCCCCAAGATTATAAATTACAAATTAGAATGAAAAATGGCAATTATTACGAAAACAAACAAACATTATCATTTACAGTCATTTCTAACAATTTATTTGGTGTTTAATTGAAAAGAAAATTGAAAAAAAGACTAAATTTTTTAAAAAGTCTTGTATTTATGTTAAATGAAGACTACATTTGTAGTAAATAATAATTGAAAATAATAATTACTGTAAAAACAAATTGAAAATGGAAAATCAAACTCCGACAGGTCAAGACTTGTCACAACTAAAGTCTATGTTTTCAGACTATCAAAAGAAACAATCTCAATCATCAGGTAAAAAAACAGGAAAAGACTTATTAGCGAAATATTTCGTTCCTAGAAATATTAAAGAAGTTTTTAGAATCCTTCCTCCAAAAGCAGGTAGAAAACATATTGAAGAAGCATTTTTCCATGCTGTTCCAACTATAATGGCAGGTGGTAAAACAAAACATAACACAGTTCTTTATTGTCCAGCACATAATGACGCTAAAGTACCTAAACTTGATATTAATGGTGAAAAATTAATGGATAGTAATGGAAATGTATTAATGGTACATGCACCATGTCCGTTATGTGCAAAACATAAAACTTTACTTGCTAAACAAGACCCTTCTTTAAAGGGAATCAAGAAAGAGAACATGAATGATATGCAGTTAAAGGTGAAAGCAAAAAACGATGAAATTTGGAATGAAGCAAAAAAATGGCAACCAAATAAATATTATATTGTTCGTGGTATAGATAAAGGTCAGGAAAAAGATGGTATTAAATTCTGGAGATTCAAACACAATTATAAAAATCAAGGAACACTTGATAAATTACTTCCTATCTTGGAACTGTTTATGACAGACCATCAAGCAGACTTTAGTGATGCTATGACTGGAACTGACCTAAATATTGTTATGACGGATAGTGAATTCAATGGACACGTATATAAAGCAATTTCTGCAATTTCTGCCAAAGGTAAATCACAATTACATCAAGATAAAGATGTGATGAATGTTTGGCTTAACGATGATATTACTTGGAGAGATGTTTTCTTACCAAAGAAAGCACCACATACAACTCCTTACGAATTTCTTGAAATGGTTGCTGGTGGAACAAATCCTTATTGGGAAGATACTGACCAGACGAACAAACGTTGGGTATTTCCGGGTCGTCCAGATTTGGAAGAAAAAGCCAATACTCGTACAATGAATCTCGATACTGAAGAGAAGAATTTCGAACAGGCTAGTGATTTAGAAACATTAGGAAAACCACAAGTAAATATTAATAATATTACTCCTGAAAATGTTGGTACATATACTGATGACGCTACTGATGTTGGTAAAGAAGCTGCTGCTGAACAAGTAAGTAATGCTCCTGAAACAATAGCAGATACACCTGCTACTGGTGAAGATTATGATGACCTACCTTTCTAAATATTAATAAATCATAAAAAAAGGGAATGTTAATTCCCTTTTTTTATCTTAATCACTAAAATTTAAATTTATGGCAAAGAAAACAGATAGTGTGCCCACTAATTCGGTACGCAAACCAACAACAAAGAAAAAATTTTCACTTGATGATTTTAAGAAAAAAGTAGGTGCAGTAGATGTGAAATCAAAAGAACTCATTTGGATTCCTATTGACCCTGCACTTCAGGAAACAACAGGTATGCCCGGTGCGCCAAGAGGATATGTAACCGAATTTCGTGGTTATAGTAATACTGGAAAATCAACAGCATTAATGAAATCGATTGTTAATGCTCAGAAAATGGGTGACCTACCAATTATTATTGACACTGAAAATAATATTGATATTGGTAATGAGAGATTAACATTAATGGGATTTGACTGGGAAGGTGATTATATTTTAGTTAATAATAAATATCTTCTTGATAATTTCGGAAAAGTTCAAGATAAGAATAGAAAAGAAGCAAGTATTGAAGACATGGCAAAAGCAATGTTTTATTTTGTTGACCAACAAGATGCTGGATTATTACCTTATAATTTATTTTTTGCGATTGATTCAATTGGTACATTAAATTGTATTAAAACAATTAATGCATTAGAGAAAGATACTTCTGATAATAATATGTGGAATGCAGGTGCATATGAGAAATCATTTATGTCCTTTTTAAATAATACAATTCCAAATAGTAGAAGAGTCGATAATCCATATACTAACACAGTTGTTGCTGTTCAGAAAATCTGGTATGATTCAATGAATAAAGTTGTTAAACATAAAGGTGGTGAAACATTCTTCTTTGGTGCAAGATTAATTTATCATTTCGGTGGTATTATTACTCATGGTACTGCAAGAGTTGTGGCAACAAGTAAAAAACGTGAACTTAATTATGGTTTTGAGAATAAAGTTAATGTTGCTAAGAATCATATTGATGGTGAATGGGGTGGTATCTCATTACAGGGTAAAATTATATCAACTCCACATGGTTTTGTTTATCCAGATAAAATTGATGAATATAAGAAAAAATATATTTTATATTTTCGTAATAGATTTAATGATAATTCAATTTCTGCTGACGACATTTCGATTGAATCAAAAAATATGGATGCTGAAGGTAATGTTGTTTTCGATTTAATCGAAAAAAGTCCGAGTATTGATAATACTGAAAAATAATGAAAATGAGAGGGTGGTTTATTACCACCCTTATTTAAAACTATGAGAAAATCAAGAGGATATTGGATTGATAAAGAAAATTGTAGATTAGAAGCGTTAAAATACAATAGAATTTCAGATTTTAAGAAAAAATCTGGTGGTGCATATAATTCGGCAAAATCTAATGATTGGTTAATTGAAATAACAAAACACATTATCTGTAAAATTAAACCAGTCGGATATTGGTCATTCGAAAATTGTAAAAATGAGGCATTGAAATATAAATCAAGAACCGAATTTAAAAATAATTCTGCTGGTGCATATGATTCATGTAAAGAAAATGGATGGATTGATAGTGTATCTGGACATATGATTAATATTGGTCATCGATATAAAAAATGTGTCTATTCATATGAATTTTCTGATAATCACGTATATGTTGGAATCACATATAATATTGAAAGAAGAAAACATGATAGAAAGAAATGTAAAACAGATTCTGTTACTAAACACATAAAAAAAACAAGAATAACACCATTATTTAAACAATTAACAGATTTTATTCCTGTAGATAAAGCGATTTATTTGGAAAATGATTATGTACAAAAATATTTAAAAGATGGATGGAACATATTAAATAAATCCAAAACAGGTAGCGTTGGTAGTGTTAAAAAATGGACAAAAGAAAAATGTATTGAAGTTGGGAAAAAATGTAAAACAAGGACAGATTTTTGTAAACAAACAAAAGGTGCGTATGATGCTGCAAGAAGATATGGATGGATTAACGAAATTTACTTATTGGTTGGATTATGAAAACACGTACACTTTTAGTTGATGGCAATTATCTTTTAAAACGCTCATTTCATGGAGCAAAAGATGTTTATACAAAATCTTTTGGACATATAGGTGGATTATATTCATTTTTAACCACTGTTCGTAAGATGATTAAAGACCACATGATTAATAAAGTTATTATTTTTTTTGATGGTGAAGGTGGTGGAATTTATCGTCACAGAATTGATATGGCATATAAAGCCAATAGAAAATCAAAAGAATGGACTAAGAAAATTGAAATGAATGCTTCTGAACTCAGAAGAGAAAAAGCAAAAGACGAATCAATACTTAAGCAAAAAAAAAGAATTCAAGCATATGCTGAAGAACTTTTCATAAGACAAATTGAAATCGATGACATTGAAGCCGATGATTTAATTGCTGAATATTGTCTGGAACATAATAATAAAGAAGAAATTTTCATTTACTCAAATGACCGAGATTTCGCACAATTACTTGATTTAAATATCACAATTATATTTCCAAATATAAGTCAACCAGTTAATAAAACTAATTATATGATGCATTTTAATCATCATTATACCAATGCTTTATTAATAAAAATAATTTGTGGTGATACAAGCGATAACGTTAGTGGAATTAAGGGTATGGGTGAAGATACTTTAATTAAATATATACCAGAAATTAAATTTAAAACTTTTAGTGTAAAAGAAGTTTGTAAACGTGCAGATACTATTAATAAAAAACGTAGTGAAGATAAGAAGAAACCTTTAAAGGTATTAACTACATTAATTAGTCCAGAAGGTATTGAAAGATTAAAAACAAATTATTTATTAACTAATTTGAGAAAACCAATGCTTAATGAAGAAGCAGAGGAAGAACTATTACAACTTGAAATACCGTTATCACCAGAAGATAGAGGTAGTAAAAATCTCTATAATATGATGCTTGAAGATGACTTCTTAAGCGTTTACAGTAGTAACTTTACTCAATATGTTGAACCATTTTACACTGTAATTATGAACGAAAAGCAGTTACTTACAGAGTATTATAAGAATAATAAGAATAGTTTATAAAAATCCTTTC